GCCACGGGTGTAAAGTGGGCGCAAGCGATTTCGTCTGGTGAAACAGATCAGATTGTTCTGGCTGTACAGGCGTTCAGTTAGCAAAGGAACATCATGGCAACATTCAGCAAACTCGTTCTGTCAGGCTCCACCGATGGCAAGGCCATCAAGGTTGCCGCGACTGCGACCCCTGGCACGACGATCCACACTGGTTCGTCTACTGCGACCACGATTGACGAAGTGTGGTTGTATGCAATGAACACGGATACGACTGCCCGCAAGTTGACGATTGAGTGGGGCGGAACGTCCAGCCCTGACGATTTGATTGAGGTGACTGTTCAGCCGGAGGCTGGTTTGGTGACGATTGCTCCTGGTTTGCTTATCAAGGGCAATGCGTCGTCGGCGCTGGTTGTGCGAGCGTTTGCTGCGACTGCTAACGTCATCACTATCCACGGGTTCGTGAATCGCATTACCGCCTAAGCAATGGCTACGCCTCGCCGTCAACTCGGTTACGTTTCGACGACTATTACCCAGTCGCCTGTCGTTGCTGGTGCTGGTGAAGGTGCGGCAACAGGCGGCACTTCATCGTCGATCACAGTAAGCGGAACGGATTACACGCTGCTTACCTTCACTTCGTCAAGCACACTCACCGTCACGAAGGCTGGACTCTTTGACATTCTCGTGTGCGGTGGTGGTGGTGCTGGAAGTCGTAACGGGATTTTCGCGACGAAAAGTGCTGGCGGTGGTGGTGCCGGGGGTTTGACAATCTTCAACCGTGTTTATTTGGACGCTAATCAAACCGTAACAATCGGTGCTGGTGGTGCTGGCACATCCAGCGGTTTGGGCGCCAATGGTAACCCATCAAAGGTTGGTCCTTACCAAGTCGCAGGTGGGGCGCGTGGCGGGATTGACGGAAACAATCCTGGTGCCATTGGTGGCTCCACTGGTGGCAGCACGCAGGGCGGATACCACATGGACGAACAAGGCAATGCTGGCAACTATTCGTCGGGTGGCGGTGGCGGTGGGAAGGGAAGCACACCGTCAAACCAAAATGGCGGTGATGGCTACGACGTTTCTACATTTATTGCTGGATCAACGCTCTATAAGTCTGGCGGTGGTGCTGGTTGCGCAGGTGGCACAACTGGTTCAGGTGGTTCAGGAGTTGGTGGAAACTCAGCGAACACCGCTAACGGTGGTAGTGCTGCTGCTAATACTGCCAGCGGTGGTGGTGGTGCGAACGAGGGCTACACGAGCGGTTCAGGTGGTTCAGGCATTGTTTATGTGAGGTTCAAGGTATGACTCGTAGTTACATGGGCTATGTGTCGTCACTGACGACGAACACCGTCAACATCGAAGGCTATGGAACCGCTACGGGTGGTACGGGTGTTACGGCTGTAACCATCTCCGGCGTCAACTACGAGTACACATCCTTCACCAGCAGCGGAACGCTAACGGTCACGAAGTCTGGTTTGTTTGATGTCATGCTGTGCGGTGGCGGCGGCGGTGGCGGAAACGGCGATGCCAACGGCGTTGGTGGCGGAGGTGGCGCAGGTCAGATTCTTCAAGACACTGTGTATCTGTCTGCAAACGTATCTTTTGTTGTCGGCGCTGGTGGTTCTGGAAGCGGCCAGGGAAGCGCATCGTACTCGGATGTTATTTATGATCTTGTTGCCGCTGGTGGGGCATGGGGCGGCAGTTATTCCACCGCAGACCGGAAAGGTGTCGGCGGTTCTGGTGGTGGCGCAGTTTGTCGAAATGACGCTGCTTGGTACAACGCGAATGGCGTAGCCATTGCTTCTGCCATAACTGGCCACAACGGCGGTACTGCTCCTTCAGGCACCAACACTGGCGGTGCTGGCGGTGGCGGCGGAGCAGGAGCAGTAGGTGTCAATGGAACCAGCACGGTCGGTGGGAACGGCGGTGCAGGGTATGACGTTTCGGCGTTTATCGGTGGTTCGTCATTGTTCAAGGCTGGCGGTGGTGGTGGTGGGCGCGGTTCAACTGGCACTACTGTCGGTTCAGGTGGTTCCAGCATTGGTGGTTCTGGAGGTGCCAACACGAACGGTTCATCTGCGAGCGCCAATACCGCTAGTGGCGGCGGCGGTGCCGGTAACAGTGGTACAGGCGGTAGCGGCGGCTCTGGCATTATTTATGTCAGGTGGAAGGTCTAAACTAAAGGATTGCTATGGCACACTTCGCTCAACTCAATGACAACAACACGGTCACCCAAGTCATCGTCGTCGCCAATAGCGACTGCGATGATCTTGACTTCCCTGCATCCGAACCTATCGGTCAGGCGTTTATTGCTGGACTCGGTTTGACTGGAACGTGGAAGCAGACTTCATACAACAACAACTTCAGGGGACGGTACGCAGGCATCGGCCACACCTACGATGCTGCCCTTGATGAGTTCATCGCGCCGCCGCCTCCCACGCCACCGACAGAGTAAGTTTCGCTGGATCATCTGGCTACCAGCGGCCTCGCTCGCCTGGTTCGCACCAGCACAAGCATCTGAACCACAGCCCGGTCTAACGGCTGTCGGCTACACAATTACCGAGGCACCACCGGAACAGTCCGATACTGCCTACGAGCAGTGCGGTGAAGATGTTGTGCCGTTCATCAACGTCACGTTTGACTATGAACAAAACCTGTTCGGTGAATGTGGCTGGGATCAGTTCATGGTCCACTACACAGGCTTCATTGAGATACCCGAGCATGAGACGTTGGAGATGATGGTCGCCTCCGATGACGGTGGCGTGGTCAGTATCGGTGATGAGACGTTCGGCAACTGGCAGGACCAGGGATGCTTCTGGACCGAGTGGATGGGCGAATCTTTGGATGCTGGGGTCTATCCTGTTGACGCATGGTTTTACGAGAACGGTGGCGCTACCTGCTTTATGCTGGCATGGAAGCTCGACGACGCCGAATGGACAATCGTCCCACCCGAAGCGTTCACCCGAAACAATGTTGCAGTAACAACAACCACAACTGTTCCCGAGACAACGACTACAACGGTGGAAGAAAGGGCTACTACAACCCTTCCCGAAACTACGACAACTTCTTCTTCAACGACGACAACGACTCAGGCTCCACCGCCTCCCCCGCCGCCTCCTCCTCCAGCGCCAACAACGACTGAACCATCAACGACCGTTCCCGAGCCAACAACGACGGTCCCTGAGACGACGACAACGGTTCTTCCCGAAACAACCACCACAACACAGCCCCGACCGCCGCGAACAACAACGACAACAGAACCCCTGTTGCCAGCCACAACCGTAGAAACCAGTGCACCGGCGAATGTTACAGCCGCCGTCCCTGAGGCTCCCCCACGGTTGGATGTTGGTTCCCCAGAGACGACGACTGAAACCACCGTCGCGTCAACGGTAGACACCACCATACCTGCCCCGGCTGCCGATGCGCCAATCGAAGAACGCGAAGAGTTTGAGGCGACCGTGGACATTTATTCGGGGGAGTACGACGACTATGTGCCGGTCGGGTCCACGATCAGCGTCGCGGAACGCCGCACGATCGTCGCTGCCACAGCTGTCGTTTTCATGATGCCAGCCCCCGTCCCCGTATCCCGACGCATGAAGTAACCTGAGGCTCACCATGTGGAATTACATCAAAGAACAAACATGGACGCTCGCCGGGGTAGGGCTAGTCCTCATCACACTTTCCGGCCCAACCCTGCGACAGGCGCTCCTGCTCACTGGTGTGGCCCTGGTGATACATTCTGTACTGACCGCTACTACAGGGGAGAAGGACTAATGACATTCATGGAAGCAGCCAATAAGGTGACCGCCAAGTTCCTTGACCTCGGACAGCGTTTGTTCTCCCTGTTCATCGCCTCGGCCCTGCCCGCCATCACTGGTGGTGCGGTGATCGGCGTGTCGGTCGCCAAGTCCGCCCTCATCGCAGGCTTCATGGCTGTTGCCGGGGTGTTGCAGAAGCTTGCTGCCGCCTCAACGGATGGCGAGTTGACGAAGGAAGAGATCGCTGAAGCGTTCAAGAAGTAACCATGTCCAAGTACCCAGTCGTCAAGGTCAAGCTTTGTGACCACCTCAAAAATGTCAAGCCGGGTGAAATACCTGCTGATCTGCTGCGCGGTATTGAAGGCAAGGGCCGTCTGCACCATTGTGCGGCTGACGCCTACGAAGCTATGGATGCTGCCGCCAATGCTGAAGGCATTGACCTCGCCCCTACGTCGCAAGCCGACACCTACCGTTCGCTCGAAACCCAAGAGTACGGGTTCTATGCGCGGTACACGGACAAGCCGAACAAGAGGCTGATGAAGCAAACGCCCCGCATCTACAAGGGCAAGGCATGGTATTTGAAGAAGGGGATGGCTCCGATGGCTGTCCCCGGCACATCCAACCACAACCTCGGTATCGCTATCGACATCGCCAATGCGAGCGGGAAACGCTTAGAGTGGTTGTTGCGCAACGCTGAGCGTTTCGGTTTCTCGTGGGAAGTCCAGTCCGAGCCGTGGCATCTGCGTTACGTCTGCGGTAACGACACCCCGAAAGCGGTGCGTGACTGGCTGGAAGAAAAGTCTAAGGCAGCTGAGTGATGGACGGCGGGTGGGCGATCGTTGTCGCTGCTGTAGTCACAGCGGTTGGCGCGGTCATCGTTGCCCTCCTCGACAAGTTCCGCAAAGAGAACATCAAGGATCATGAAGTCGTGATGGGCATGCTCCGCATCATGCACAAGTCCCAGCAACGCACTGAAGACAAAGTTGACAAAGTTGACGAGCGGCTCTCCGAGCACTTAGAGTTCCATGCTTCTGGAGGAATGCTTGACAATGGGCGACCAGTTCACAAAAATGGAACTAAGACAAATCGCAGGGTTTCTTCGTAAGGTCTACCCAGGCCATGCCGATCA